TACCTGTGTGAAGAGGTTGATGTAGGTCGCCTACCATATGGACTAGATACTTTAAATAAAATATTTTTACATCTTTACGGGTAAAAGGTATTTGTAGGAGATGGATTGCCCTATTAATTTGTGTTATGACATTATTACCTTTAGTTTTAATTTCATCATATTCTTTATCTATTGGCAAGTTAACATAATGCCAAGTAGAGTATTTATCAAATCTGGGGTTACTCCTCATTTCATCCGCCCAAGTACTAGCTGCAGCAAGAGATTCACCTCCAAGTAATTCTTTAATTTGTTTTTTAGCTTCCTCAGTTAGATGTTTTTCTGCTATTTCACCTACTACTCTGTGACCTGTTTTACCCCATCCAAATAAATAAAAAGGGGATATTAATAATAATAATATAAATATTTTTTTCATAGTAAATAAATAAAAAAAGGGGAGTATTTAAACTCCCCTAATTGGTTTTTTAAAAATTATATCTTAAACTTGCGTTCCATGTTCTACCAAATCCAAACCATACTGAATTCCTTACATCAACACCTTCCCAAGTTACAGAAGTATCATCTGTATGAATATTAGAATTAGATTCTGCTATATAAACTTTATCTAACAAATTATTTATATTTGCTCTAATAGTCCACCCTTTACCAATCTTACCAGTTACACCAAAATCAACTAAACCAAAAGATGGTAGTTTAAGTGCACCAGCATTATCAGGAGTAGTAAATTCTGAATCTGTAATTGAATAGTCAGCATATAACCCATCTACAAATCTGTAATCTACATCTATTGACAAATGATTACCAATCTTTTGATCAATACCAATATTACTAGTTATTTGAGCAGCATCTCCCACTTTAGCATCTTTTAGATAAAGTGTACCAGTTCCAATTGATTCTTGATTTTCATCAAATAATTCTGAAGTAAAATCTTTAGTATATCTCCAATCACCAACTGATAACATACCTTTAAGTCTAGTTGAACTAGATAGTTTATATCTACCTTCAAATTCTACACCATTGTGTCTTACATCAATATCCTTAAATTGAGCTGATCCATCTACACCAAATTGGTTAGATAAAGAACGAGTAATAAATCTATTACCCCAAGTTGTAGAATATGCATTAACTTTAAATGATAAATCTTTACCAATAAAACCATATCCTAATTCAAGAGATTTAATTTCCTCATTTTGTAAATCAGGATTAATATCATTCCCGTAATTAGGAAATACAGCACCAAATTGAGGTTGACGTGAAATATATCCAGTATTAAAGAATACATTTTGTTTATTATCAATGTTAAAATTAGCACCTCCCTTAATATATCCACCAGGTTGGTTTTGAACATCCGATTCTGGATTAGCAGGTTGATCAAAGAAATCAATTCTTTGGAATGCTTGATTTGAAAGACCTGATTGTAATACAGCAGTTAATTTATCTCCACCATACTCAAACATACTATTAACACTAGTCCATCCTACTTTACCTATATTATAGTAATCAATTTTAGGACCATTTAATCCGGTATTTCCAAATGGAGAAGCTTCGATTGTAGTATTAATAATCTGGCCATTAGAATTTTTATTACCTGTTGAGTAATACCCATCTAATCCCATAAGATTGTTTACAGTTCTGTAGTGGTAACCTGTGTATTTTCTTAAATCAATACCAATAGTAGCTTTTATTTTACCAAACTGTCCTTCTAAGTTAGAAATACCACCTACCCAGTTATGTGAGTTCATAGAAGCTCTTCTAATAAGTACTTCTCTATTTACACTTGAATCTCTAAATCCATTAGATCCAATTAATTGATCTGCAAATCTTGAAATATCACCAGTATAACCGTTTGTAGTTGTTTGGTTATGTGTAATAACAGCATCAAAATCAATTGAACCATCTGCGTTACGAGAACCTCTTCCTCCTTCTAGATAGTGTTCAGTAAGGTCTTTTCTAAATGGTAATATATCAGAAGCTTCTGCTCTAAAATTATTACCTCTTGGACCTGTTCCTCCACCTCTACCAGCTGAACCATATAATGATGTAACTAATTTAAGTTTAGAATTAATTTCCCAATCCCAATTGAAAGTTGCTAATGGTTTGTTGTAGAAATTTCTTCTCATTGAAAATTCTTCCCCATCTAATGTTCCACCATTTGTGTTCCACTTTCGGTCAATACCATCTTTATGGTCAGTTCCAAAATTTTGGTAATCACGAATTGAAACCCAAACATCTCTTTGATGATGCCATTGTCCTGCTCCTAAAAATGAGAAATTTAATGAATGATCTGAACCTTCTGGTGCATACCCAATGGCAGTAAAGTAATTAAAACCTTCACCTGAAGTATTATTAATATACCCATTACCTCCCCATTTAGATAATAAAACGGATGTTGCCCATCCACTTTCATTTTTACCTGAGTTGTAAGAAGCTACAGTTTTTGAATACCCATTATTACCCACCATTTGTGTTAATGAACCTCCTTTTTCTTTATCTACAGCTTTTGTAAATATAGATATAGTTCCGCCAACTGAAGGGACTGCTAATTTAGTTGCTCCTAATCCTCTTTGAATTTGAATGCCACTAGCAACATCAGTTAATCCTTGCCAATTACTCCAATATAATCTACCATTTTCCATATCATTAACTGGTTGTCCGTTAATTAATATAGATGTATTGGTTTGATCAAAACCCCTTAATGAAATTCTAGAATCACCATATCCACCACCTTGTTTAGTAGCATATACACCTGGTACTTTATTCATAATTTCAGGGAATTCTTGGTTACCACCTTTAAGTAAAATCTCCTTCTTTGATATTGACGATACAGCTATTGGAGTTTTTCTTCCCACAGCAATATCAATAACACCAGAAGTAACTACTACAGCTTCTAATTCAGCTATGTTTACTTCCATTGTTACATCAATTATTGATCTAGCTCCTATTGCAACTTCTTGCGCAACATACCCAACAGCACTAAAAGTAAGAGTACTACCTATTTCTGGGATATTTAAATTAAAATCACCATTAAAGTTAGTAATAGTTCCAACATCTGTATTTTTAATTACTATACTTACCCCAGGTAAGCCTTCATTATTTTCATCTAGTACTTTACCAGATAAATTACGTTCCTGTGCTTCCACAGCTAGAAATAAGAAACTTAAAGACATAGTCAATAAGAATTTTGTTCCTAATTTTAAATAGTTTTTCATTAGCAAATTAATTTTAAAGTTTAAATAATATAAGTAAATAAAAAAATAAAAATTACAATAAATTAGAAATTAACTCCAACACCAAATTGAACAAATTCTCTTATTGGGTCCATATCAAATTTTAAAGTAAAGTTTTTAATGTCATACATAGTTCCTACTTTTAAGGTAGTAAACTTTCCATTAGATTTGGGGAATGTAATTTCACCTACTACATCTTCTCCCCTCCAGAAAATATCTTCTGATCCAAATCCTATCATACAATGTATACCAATTCTTTCAACCCTCCTACCTATACCAAAGTAAAAGGTTCTTTCTTTAATTAAATCTTCTATTAAGGGAAAATCAATATCATCAATTTGTCCATCTTTAAAAAAAGTAGAACGATCAGGTTCATAGGTTGAATGAAAGTCCATAATAAAGTATATTTTATTACCAACAGCAAAATAACCACCTAGTTGTTTATTTGTAGAATACAGAAACCCAACATTTACGATGGGTTTTTTGCCTTTAATGGTATCAGTTTGTCCATCCTCATATACATAAACTCTAGCTGGTTGTCTGTATCCTTGAGGAGAGTAATAATTATAATCTATATAGTTACTATACCCATAATTAGGAGCACCCCATCTACCCCATCTGCCATAACCCCAATACGGGTCATAGTTATTATACATATTAGAGTAGTAATATGGATTTTGACCGTAAAAATTACGTTGATTATTTCTAATGTGTAGTTGGGTGATGGTTTGGTCGGTTTGGTAGGATGTAGTTGAAGAGTTAGATTTAGTTGTAGTAGGAGGATTACTTCTCCAAGTACTTTGATTATTTGTATTTGTGTTTGTATTAGTAGGGGTGGAAGTGGTTGTAGTATTGTTCTTTGTAGGAGGTGAACTTCTCCACTTACTTTGGCAAAAACTTAAAAAAGGTGATAAGATTAGTACTATTAGTAGCTTTCTCATATTATTTTTATTTTACGTTGATGATAAATATATTAAAAATATTTTTATATAGTTCTTTTTACCATAGTAGTAAAAGATGTATTATAGGGTTTATGTTTTGGATTCTCAAGGTCAAATAACTTCCTAACTGATTTAAAAATATCTAAATTTTCATCTTGTGTACGTGAGCTTTCATATACTTCCCAAGATTTACCTTTTAAACGTTTGCCTGATTTATCTTCACCTCGTGATTTAGATTTTAACCATAAAACACCTACTCTATCTACCTTCATACCATAACACTCTTCATAACACTGAGCGTATACAGCACCTTGTAAATCATAAGTTGTTTGTAAGTGATTAGATGTTTTAAAATCTATAACCCATCTTTCCATTTTACCATCAATCTCTATTTCACATACTAAATCACAAGTACCTGCAACTTGAAGTTTATCGGAAAATAATGATACTTCGGTTTCAACTAAAGTGGGTTTATAGGTATCCCAAAAATCAACAAAGTTTAGGAGCATCTGCCATACATGAGGTGGCATTTTAGGATGGTCGTTATGATCTAGGTACTTTAGCTCTTTACCAGCAAAATAATCTTCAATCATCTCATGTACTTGAGTACCTTCCTCACTTGCCTTTTTAACAATATATTCTGAGCTATAGCCTACTTTCTTAAGCCAATCTTCAAAAAACTTACCTTTAGGATAAGCTTGTAAAACATAAGTTATTGAAGGATAAAATTCCCCATTTCGTCTGTAATACCTTGAATCTGGTAATGTAATTTGTTTATGGTCATCCGATATTTCTAATATACGGTTATAAGATTTTTTTATCATATAGCAAGTTTTTTTCCTAATAACTGAGAGTAAGTTAATGGGAATGTATTTTGTATTAATTTAGTGAAATTTTCAAAACCCATTTCACTCGGGTCTTTATCTTGTAAATCAACAAGATAAACTTCTTTACCTTCTGCCATTAATTTTTCACAGAATCTCAAAGACTGTTTAATGGCATCCTTATCTAATGCAATGTAAATTTTATCTACCACAGATGTAACTATTTTTTTCATTAAGTTACTCTGCATACTTTTCCCTAATAATGGTATTGCATTTCTTTTTATAGCAATAGCATCAAATAAACCCTCACACAATATAATAGGTATATTCCAATTAATAAAATGTTCATTAGGAATAATATCTCTAGATATTTGAGGGTTTCGGTATTTTATATATGGTTCTTTTTCAAATGAGCGTGCTGTGAAGTAATTTAATTTACCTTCCGCATCATAAGTTGGTATTACTAACATATTTTTGTATAATCCACTTTCACAATAACCTATATTGTATTGTAATATATCGTGTTTACTAATGTTTCGTTTTTTTAAATATGCTTGCGCGTGGCGCATGGTGATATTGGGTATATCCGCGTTATTTAGGCTAATAAACTCATCTGGTAATGTTAATGTAGCCACGGCAACATTATTATAGGAATAATTTACATCTTTAACTAAAGTTAAAGCGTAATCTATTTTATCTGGGGAGGCATTAGCTTTCCTAAGTAAGGGAATAATAGATTTTCCTCTTTTATCGCATACCCAACAATGCCAGGGGTTATGACCTTTTTTATTTTCAGTAAAGTTTATTTCTAATTTAGGTTTATGGTGTTGACAATGAGGACAAGTATAAGCTATGTTCCCTCTTGCAGTTTGTTTACCGCTGCCTAATACAGAATTTGCTAATGTAACTAATAATTGGTTAACCATTGGTATCAATATACATAAAATACCTTAAAAAGCCAAATGTTTACAGTAAGTCTTTAGGAAAATATCTACCTTCAATATTGTTATTAAAATATTTATCTTGATCCTCTAATACACCATATGAAAACAAATACTTATTTTCAAAATATGTTAATTGTTTTTTATCAAATACAATTTTAAGAATTTCCCGTTTAAAATCTTGATCACCATTTTCCTTTAGATAATTTTGAATTTCTATATGGCTACCATGATATGTTTTCCAATCACTTTCTTTAACAACTTGTTTAGTTGTAGATCTTCGTCCTCTAGTTACTGGTAGTGCTAATAATTCTCGTTTTCCTAATTTAACTTTCCTATTAAAAAATAATACTTTTTTACCAATATATTCTTTATTAGTAGGAGTATGTATTACTTTATATACAAACCCAAATGCATTAGGTGGAAAATCTGTAAGGTCATTTATTTCTTTATCTTGGTATATCCAATTCATAGGGGCTTTACATTTAAATAAGTCATATTTTGGTGGATTATTTTCATATGATGTGGTAATATATTTGACATACCACTTAATTTTTGCCATAATTCAGCCGATTCTTTCCTTTGGCCTATATACCAACTACTTAAAGCTTTTTGAAATATTAGCATATAATCTCCTGGGTAGTATACATCATAAGGTAAAATTGAATTATTTGTAAATTCTAAACCTAAACATGAGTACATATAAGCTGTTTTCCATGATTTTTCTTCATTATATAAAGTACTTAAATGATAATATGCCTCAGGTCGTTTTGGAAGAAATGCTACTGCAGTTTCAAGTTGGCTTTTTTCTTCATTAGGTCTTCTAGTAGTATTATTTAATTGTTTCCAATTTTTTATAATACAACAATAAGCTACTTCAGGATTTTCTTCATGTATTAATTCTGCTGTTCTTAAAAAAAACGATAAGGCAGCAGCACCTTGTCCTATTCTTTCATATTCCAAACCCAATTCTATATTAGCATAAGGATCTAAGGGAGTATTTATATAATTATGTAAAAGATTTTTTAATTTTTTCATAATTTAAAAACATAATCTTTAGCATACAATACTTCTTGATCATTATTAGAAATAGAACTATTATAATAATCTTTATGAACATACCAGTCTTCAAATGGGCTATTACTATCAGGAGATATGTTAGAAGCTATTAAAACATAATTTTTATCTTTTAAAAAATTTCTAGATCTTAAACGATATTCATTATTATCTATATAATAATCATGTTCATATGTTATTACATTAAATTGAATTTGATCAAAAGGTATATTTTTTAAAGCTTTATAAGTATTAGATGCAGGGTCTATATCAAGTTGTAAATAATCAACATTTTTTGGGAGATTATTATTGTATATCCCATTAAAATCTACCTTAGTAGCATCTGCGTTTACAATGATATCATTAGGTCTTTCTATCAACCATTGATCTATTAGTAATTGGTTTATTTCAAGTGAAATACCATTCCAATTAAATTCTTTTAGTAATGCTGTATTATTACCATAAAATGGTTTTCCTGCACCTATTTCTAGATAGGTACCTTTTTTCTTTCCTTTTAAAATATATAAAACAAACAAATCTTGGTAACATTGAGAATAATTTTGTGAAATATTATTTAAACCTTTAAATTTAAATTTAAAATTATTATAATTTGTTTTAGTATAAATTAATGGTTCATGCCATGTATT